TTCTTATCAGCTCTCATTCTTTTAGTTCCTCTAACTGTAACAGTTTGAGAAGTAAAAGGATCAGTCATTTCTACAGATTTTTTGTCTGTTTGATAACCATCTGAATTCGTTCCTAATTCTTTTACGATTTTAGGATCGTTATTCATAAATGTAGAGCCTCTTTGCCAATCTTTACTCATAGTTTTCTCCTTATAGGTTTATTATACTAATTTTTCTTAAAATTTCTACCAAAATCGTGTCTTTTACTTTCGTCAGCCATCGTTTGCTTAGTTAATGACACTCCTGCGCGTAATCCAGCTAAATCTTCGTTTTGTTCTAGCTTTTCATCGTGTTGTTGATCATTCATCATGGCTCTCATTGTATCCAAATCAAGTCTGGCTTCATTATTTGTCGTTCTGTCTTGATCTGCTCTAGCTTTAATATCTAATTCTCTTGATTTTAATTTTAATAATGGATCTCCACCTATTTCACTACTAATTTTATCTTCTTCTTTAGCATATTCAATTGTCATTTCAGCAATTAGCTGAGCTTTTCTTGATTCAATTTGTGTTGTGAGTTGCTGTACACGTTGTTGCATTTGCATGGCTTGTGGATTTTGTTGCATGCCTTGTGGATTTTGCATCATCGGCGCTAATTGTTGTTGAATCATCTGTAATTCTTTTTGTTCTTCAATAAATTCTATTTGAACTTGTTCTTGAGCCATTAAAGAAATGTGTTCTAAAATGTTTTTTTGTAAAGCCATTTTAGCTGCAGGATTATTTTGCACCATAGAGATAGACATAAATCCTAAATGAGCATCAATGTGCGCTTTATGATCTTGTCCCCCAAAAGCTTGAAATGGTTTCATCGTTAAAGATAAAATATGTTCTAAAGAAGGATCCATAGGCATCGGTTTTTGTGGAGGAGGTAAAATTGCATTTACATTTTTAACTCCAATAGCATCATACATTGAACGATACGCTTGATATAAATTATGAATTCTTGGATTAGATTGCGCTAATTGTAATTGAGTTTGTGCCATAGAAATTCTTTGTGTTTGAGAAAAAATATTAGGATCGGCTACCGGTAAGATATCAATTCTGTCATCAAAGTCTTGAACTTTAATTTCTCTTTTTGCACCGGGTACATCATAAGGATAAACAGGAGGTAAATAAGTTTTAAAAACTGCTGCTAATAGTTTAAATTCATTTTTTAATCCTACATATAATCTTTTGTGAATTGCAGACATTACTCTTGAGCCACGTTCTAATAAAGCAACCGTTGTACCCACAGCAGCTTGTTGATTCATATCTCCTACTTGTGTATCAGCAATACTTGCAAATCTTTGTGCTCCTGAAACCACTACACCCATTAATGTTAATAAAGTTTGATCAGGGCCTTTAAAGGGTAATTGCATAAACTGATCTCTAATATTTCCACCCGGAACATCTACATCTCTAAATTCTCCAGGCTGTAAAGGTTGAGCATCATCTCTCATTCTAACTCCACGCGTTTTAAATCCTGCGGGTAGATTAGCTAAAGTTCCTGCATCTAAAAGTTGTCTTAACGCTACGGTTGCTGTTCTTGATAAACCACCAATCATATGGATTAAACCTAATCCATAAAAACCTAATCCAGGTAAAAATTTAAAATGTACAAAATAATCTTTTTTCTTTTTAAGAGGATCTTGTTCACCATAATTTCTTCTAATAGATAAAACTTTTGAGTTAGCTTCATCAATCGTTACAATATAAGGAAGTTTAATACCTGTAGGTTCATTGTCTTCAGGATTCACATCTTCATGTCCTTCTAAATCTACATTTACATGCATTTCTAAAACAGTGTACATATCTTCCGCACCATTTTGACGTATACCCTCTAGTTCTAATTCTTTTTGTTTTAATTGATCTTCTCTAACAGGCGGTTCTCCCAAATCAATGTCTCTATAAAAGCCATTGATTTGTTGTTTACGTAAATCATTTTGTGAAATACGTAAAACATGGATTACAGCTTCCGCATCTTCTAATGAGGTAGCAGAGTACGGAACGACTAGATCGTCAGCCGGTATAAATTTGGAAACGGCTCTTCCTAAAAGATCGTCATAATAAACTTTCTTAAAAGTGGAGCCGCTTAGGGGTAAATAGAAAAGCATTTGATCAAATTCAGGTTCATATTCTTTCATCTGATCCATAATTTGATAATTCATAAAATCTTTAACACGTTTAGATTGTTCTTCTTTAGGAACATCGATGTTTCCCATGATTTGAGTTCTTACCGGACCGTCGGCTGGTAATAATTCTTTATAAGCTTGTGCTTGAAATTGTGTAACCGCTTCTGCAAGAACTGGGTGAGTAACTGAGCTTGCTCCTCTAAAAGGTTCTGTTCGAGTAATGTATTTGAATCCTAAAAGATTTAAACCTTCTCGATAACTTTCTTCCCAATCTTGTCTTGATTGTTTGTAATCTTTGTATTTTTCCATTAGCTCCGCGGCTAGTGGATCTAAAACAGAATCTTCTAAAAATTCTGCTAAATTTTCAAAATGATCTTGACCTCCTTCAGGATTAACGGCTGAAGGATCAAAATTAATAGTAGCTCCACCATCTTCTTGAAGTTCAATTTCAGTTTCACCATCTTTACTTTGTTCTATAATTTTTTCTTTTTCTTGGATAATTTCTGTTTCTCCAGGAACTTCAATTTCAGTTTTTGTATTAGGTAATGCTTTGTCTATATCTGTAGCCATACGCTATTCTATCCTCTATCTGTGATTGTTTCAACACCTTCTTCAATTTCAGTACTATCAGGTGTTTCTTTTACTGTCAAACTTTCAATCACTTCATTCATACGATCGGGGTTTGATCTTTTAGGTTCATCTAAAGGCATAGGATTTTCTGCAGCCCATTGTAGTAATTCAGCTTGAGTAACTTTTTCATCATTGGCCGTATTAACAAAAGCCCCAAGAATGTCGTTATATTTAATATTCATTATTTTTTATAGTAACCTTTGTTCTACTTGTCTTAATACTTCTTTATTAAAATTAGGCAAGTCTACACCTGCGTTATCTAAGAAATTCTTAGCAACTCCATCACCATTGTAATCTGCAAATTCAATATCGTTAATAAATATTCTTCGACCTGTTGTATCTAATGAATATACTACGGGTATTGAATCTATTTTAATTGATAATGGGCTATCTTGGACCATAATAAATCTACCATCTTCTTTAACATAGTGACTACCTGCAACGGTAACACCTTTGTAATCGTGAATCTCGTCGGTTGCTTTAAATTGGAATACACCTGTAACTTCTCCGCCTTTAGTGTCATCACCTAATTGTATATTTTTAATTTCTTTAGTTGAACCGTCAGCCATTTGAATAGGAGTGCTTGGATCAAAACAATATGTACCTTGATTAGCACTTGTCATTGCTCCACTAGTTCCGCCTGGATTACCATAATCACTGCTACCTTTAGTTCCTCTTTCTCTTTCAATAGCTGATTGTTGTCTTGTTTGATTTTTTGCTGCTGCTGCATCTGCTGCTTTTTTTGCTGCAATTGTGGCATGTAGTTTTGCGTATTGTGAATCCGTTAAATTTTTAAATCCTCTAAAGTAATCAATTCTTTTTTGTAACATTTGTCCATAATCATTCGTTCCAAATCCCGATACTAAATTTTTACCTGCTAAGGGTCCTGCAGTAATTTTATAAGGACTCGATTGATCCCCCAACATTCCTCTTTCATTTAAATTATTAACTTGTCCTTTAAGATCTTTATTATAGTTTTGAGATCCTTCCCTTAAAGGATTATATCGATTAGCAATACCTGCTACACCTGCAAATAAAGGACCAATCACATTATCGCTTGCCAAATTATAAGCTGAATTTAGAGTTCGCATAGGCTTAGAATCCATAGCGTTATTTATTAAACTTTTAAATATACCGTCTTTGGGAGAAGCTTTGTAGCTTTGATTCATTTTCATATCCATCGTAGGACTAACATAATTGTTTTTTTTCGTCATATAATTACCATCGGTCATTGTAGTATTAGCATTTGCAAAAAGATTATTGTTAGCTAAAAATTCATCATTGCTCAACCGAGCTGTGGGTTTATAAGTTCCAGGTTCTGTAATAGTTCCTTCTTGTAATCCTTTAAATTCAAAAGGAGTTACTTTAGTTCCACCAAACAAATCCTGTTGATTTTTAAATGAGTTATAATCTTGATTTTTAAAACCTGACATTTTAGAAGCAGTAATATCTTTTGGTTCAACTTCAGCTACTTGAGTATTGTCTACGTTGTCGTTATTAAGTTGTAATCCAAAATTGTTAGGAGTAAATGTTTCGCTTTCATCTTCTATAAAACCCGCAAGAGCATAATTTTGTCTAGGTTGCATCATCGAACCGACGCCACCGCCATTCGCGTACATCATAGATTCTGAATCCATAGGGACATACTGATCATGATATTGATGGTAAGTTTTGGTTCCTGCCATACCGCCTTGGGCAAAAGGATTAGATTTTGCTGTATTAATATCTGTTGTATAAATCATTAAATCAAATTCTTTTAAAAATTTTTCTCTTGCTTCTAAATCATTTTTTGTAGCTTCTAAACCATCTTTTAATATTTTTTTATTTTTTAAAAATTCTTCTCTTCTTCCATAATCTTTATACATTTCTATAGGATTAAAAGCGTCTTTTATATTTTCCAAATTCATAGCTCCTTCTCTTTTATCTGCTAAAGATAAATGTTTTTTTTGTAATTTAGTTACATATTCTTTTATTATTTTGTCGTCTGTTCTATCTATTGGAGCTACTAAAGCGGAGTCATAAGGAAATGCTTGTACAATTCCTGCATCATCCATTTCTGAAATGTCCCCTATAAGTGTTCCATCTTTATACCCAATCCTTCCGCCTTCAGCTTTGTTAAAAAATTTTTTATAGCCTTGATATTTTTTAGATGGATCATAATTAGGATCTGGCTTATCTGTAATTTTTCCTTCATCAGCCAAACCACGAATCACTCTTCCTCTTTTATCTGCGTAGTTTCCTTCCGCGTCTGGACTTGCATAGTTTCCCTTTTTTTTCCTTAGGGCTTCTAAAACAATTTCTTTTTTAGAACGTTTACTTTTAGGTTTAATTTTAATTTCTTCTGAAACTTCAACTTCTTCTCCGCCTCCTTTTTTATTAAACAAAGCATTGAAGCCACCACTTAATATTCCTTCCGCAGGATTAAGCATCCCTAAAATCATTTCTGATTTTTCTGGGTTGTCTTCCATGTAATCAGAAACTAAATCTGAAAGAGCTGCTAAACTTAAACCAGCTGTAACAATTCCTATTGCTTCAGCAAAGGGAACTAAAAGTGCGGGGGCGAGAGCTAGTGGAGCCATTGATATTTATCCATTTAATAATACGTTCTGTTATGTGGTATTGAGACTTCTTGTTTTTCATCTTCCGGGTGAACAATAAATCCACCTTGACGAAATCGCATTACCGCTTGTGTCATACTGTCCACCAAATCATCATGATCTCCATAAGGAAATGATGCACACTCTTCTATAACCTCTTCAGCGAATTTCTCATCGGGCGCCCAAATTTGGCCACTTTCAAAAAGTGGTGATACGGCGTTTACTCTAGCATGTTTATCATTACCTTTGCTAGGTGTATAGTTTATAACAGGTATCCCCATTTTTCGCAACTCATATGTTAGAGGTAATCCAGAAGCTTTAGCTTCCACGATCACCGTTTCTGGTTTCCAATAATCATATTGTTCTTTAGCCAGTTTACGAAGTTCTGGAAATTCCACACGTTCTTTAAGAGCATCGAGAAGAATTAAATTCGGAGCGGCGTCATCGGATTCTCTAAAAACACCCCAAGTGGTAATGGCTGAATAGTCAGCCGTTTCTTTTTTTAAAAAAGCGGTATCATAAGATTGAATGACGTGCTCTAATTTTGGAATATAATCTCTGTCCCATTTTCGCCACCATTCCCTTTTGATTAAGGAGCCTTCTTCTGCGGTTGGATTTTGCATCCACTGCGCGTTCCACTTTCCTACAGATATAGAAGCCTTAACTCCTTCTAATTCTTTTTTACTCCAATACTCAGGCCACACCGGTTTACCACTGGGCATGATCGCTGGAAATTCTATAATCTCCCATTGATCTGATTTTAATTCTTTTTGAGATTTTAATAAAGAACCTGTTAAATCTTTCATATTCCATCGAGTCATAACAAGGACAATCGCTCCACCGGGTTGTAAACGTTGTCGAGGACCTGAAGTGTACCACTCATAAGCTCGTTCTAGGGCGGGCATATTTAGAGCGTCTTGCTCTGAGTGGGGATCATCAATAATCAGTAGATCCGCTCCCCGACCCGTTATCGCCGATCCAACGCCGGCCGCGTAGTATTCTCCGCCTTGCGCGGTTTCCCATTTACCGGCAGCTTGTGAATCTTCGCGAAGCGTGGTTTTAAACATTTGTTGATACTCTGGAGAATCAATAAGTGTTTTAGCCTTACGTCCAAATCTTATAGCAAGTTCAGTCGTGTGAGTTGTTTGAATAATTTTTAAATCTGGTTTTCTACCCA